GCACCGCTCGTGCGAATCTGATGTAACCCGCATTCGGTGCAATGCCGATATTCCTTTGGAGGAGCGGGCGGCAGGTATTCGACTCGATCAAGCTGCCACCAATGGACGACATTGCCGTCCATATCTCGCGGGCATGTATGCCTACTCTCTTGCATGCTCGCTCCGAGTTTATCCAGTAATGCAGCAGCGGTCTTCGTGGTAAACCACGGTGGCATAAACCTGCCGGCCGTCCTTGAAACCCCACAGCGGGCCTCTGCCGTAACTGAGTGGTTGGTGCGGGGCGTAAAGAACGCGTTCGCAGCCGTCCTCTATCTCGTACTCCGTGAGCGGCATCGTGCTGCCATCTGGGTTGAACGGGCCAAAGATCTCAATCTTCACGTTGTACGTCCTTCTTTGTCATCCGGGCACCTTTACTACTGATCCGTGCTTGGCGCACTTCGAATTGACAAGGGGCTTCGCACAGATCGGGCAGACGCCTATACGTACTCGGTACTGTTCGAGCGTCTCGCCGGGGCGTACTGGTGGATAGTCGCTCATGGTTGATCCGCGAGTACAAGCCGTCGAGTGGCGGCAAGGAAAATGCTGTGGAACCGGCCAGCGCGCCGCGTGAGCATGATTGCCGCGCCTTTCATGTTCGCGTCAGCCGCGTTGCAAGCCGCACGACGGCACTGCCCGGCGCTGTTCCATGCGCGCTCCGCCAACTGGCTGAGCTGTATAACGCGGTGTGTGCTGGTCTTCATTTTGTACCCGAAGATTGGTTGGAAGCGCGTCTGGCCAAAAGATCCTCCGGCACACAGTTCGGCCAGCATTTCAGAGCGAACCGGCACAGCGACGCGAAGACATCTGGATCTACGTAGACCACCTGATTGTTGCCATCGCCCGTGCGTAGCTCCAGTTGGAAGCCGTCGAAGGACGCGTAGAGACCGTCACCCAAATAAGTCCGTTCGCTCATTTCCTGTTTCTCCGCTTCGCCAGACGCTCTAGGAGCCGTTTAACCATCGGCCACTCACTGGGCTTAACCCACACGTCGTACCGCCGTAAACCCTGCGCCTTGAGCGCCTGCCTGAGCTTTCGTTGCCGGTCCGCGTTTGTCTCTACCATGGCGCTACGTTACCCGGTAACGGATAGCTTGTCAACTGTGACTGTCAGTCTCGGAACATCCCTGTGGTGGAGCGTCTCTCTGGTGGAGAAGCTTCAATCGCCGATCTCGGTGATACAGCATATGCTCGAACGCCTTTTCCTTGTCTCGCCAAGCGCGCTCAAGCCGATTCTGAGCGGCGATATATCGGGCGATATGCCACTGGTTCTTGATGTGCCACCACCAACTCACGGCTTTTCCTGAGTCGCTGACGTGGGGAGAGCGCGTCCGACGTCCTGCCACGATGGCGTATAACCGTCCGTCCTCGCCAGTGATTTGCAGGACATCCCCAGGCTCCAGCGCCTTGAGTTCGTCCAGCAACTTGCCTGATATGCGGCAGTTTGCCTTGCTCAATAGCGGCTCATCGTCGATATGCCTGAAGTTGAAATCTCTCATGTGCCACCAGACACGGTTGGATGTTGTAGAGGGGAGATACAGGACTCGAACCTGTAACCGCTCCAGGGTCCGACGCTAGCCTCACGCCTCGCCATTGGAGAAGTGGATTCCATTACCGCTCCCGTTGTTCGGACATGCGCTGTCCGGTGTTTTCTCAATCCACTTCTCACGGAATCCGTAGATATCACGTTCTTTCGGAGGTCGCGGATTGACCTCTTTGGTGTAGCTGTTGATCCATGAATCGTCCTCAAACTTAAGGAAGTAAGAGAACCCATCGAAATTAGCCTCGACGCTATGCACTACAGCGATAGCGCCCTTCACTAGAAAGTGCTTCCCTCCAAGCCATCCCCAGCTTTCGCGTTCCGTAATGACGGGCGTATCGATAAGGCGAACCCGATCCCCAGGCTGATGCGGGGCAAGCGTGAGTAGGAATTCGTAGCATCCAACGAGCCGCTGCGCGTAATAATCCATCGGGCCAGCCCCAAGCAGCCTCATGCCTTCATCCAGCAGCTTGAGTCCCTGTTTTACTTTCTCGATATCCATGTGATTCTAAGCCTCGCGACAGTCCGCACTATCCGCGCGCACTATGGCGCGTCCGATTCGTTCGATGATGTCTGGCACGACGGCGTTGCCGATCGCGTGATTGCGCTCTGATCCGTAGGGAATCCCATCAGCGCCTCCGTAAAGTGCGGATGGATCCGCCAGCCGTGCTCGCCAACGAGCCCGTGGACCCTGCGGACCGTCGAGAGCTTGTAGCGTCCGGTATTCTCGTGGAGCGGTATCCCAAACCCGCGGCCGTCCATGGATGCTGTCGGGGTAGGCCACAATGAACACCCGTCGTCGCACATGTGGAGCGCCCACGGAGCACGCTGATACAACTGACCACTCCGCGTCATACCCGATTCGGGAAAGGTCTCCGAGTACGACTCCCATTCCTCGGTCAAGGAGCGCTGCGACGTTCTCCACGAGGACGTAGCGGGGTCGAATCTCGCCAATGAGGCGCGCGAACTGAGCCCACAGGCCGGATCGCTCTCCCTCAATTCCAGCGCCAGTACCAGCATGGCTGATGTCTTGGCATGGGAAGCCTCCGCAAATGAGGTCTGCGTCTCCTGGAGCTCCGGAGAGCGTTCTGACGTCTCCATGGCAAGGGACATCTGGCCAGTGGGATCGAAGGACCTGCTGGCAGTACGGCTCGCTCTCGCAGAAGGCAACGGTACGCATCCCAGCTCGCTCAAGTCCGAGGCTGAATCCGCCGATGCCCGAAAAGAGGTCGAGGACACGCATCACCTCAGATCGAACCAATGGTGACGTGCGCACCAAGACAAGGCCGCAAAGACGAATGGCGCGGCTAGGATGACTATCCAGACGCCAGCCGTGGCTTCCCAGTATTCGCGCAGGAACTTCACGGTGTACGCGCTCCTATGGAAATCGGTGGTATGCCGGCCCAGCCGTGCGGGACCTGCGGTCGAAGCCATTCCGGCTTTGCGTAGAAGAAGCCGCGCCCTCCCGATCCAACCTCATAGGCAGGCCCGACAGTCCCATCCTCGAATCGATGTCTGCGCAACGCAGCGATGATGACGACCTGGCGACGGTCCATGCCGTGCATATCCTTCTTCTCAGGCGGCTTCACCGCGACCGCATAATCTCCCATGCTGAATTTAGCGCGCATCGGACTCGCTCGGATGTTTGCATCTTCGACCGAAGAACACGCGGCCGACCCAGATACGCCAACAGCCGCACGGAAGCGTAGGGCGTCCGATGAAGTGTTTCCATGCGCGCAAGTGCATGCCCTCGCGCACGTCCCGTTTCCATCCTGTGCGCCAACGACCTACCTTCAGTTTCACCAGCTCGGGTGTGACTTCAAGATTCACGGTGTACGCTCTCCGGCTTTCAACGGTGGTATCGCACGCAGCGCTTTCTCGACAAAGCGATCTAACCACTCACGCGCGAAGGGCTCGCCGGGACTGGCGTACTTCCCTCCCGTCCAGAAGTTAAGCGTTACGTGGGCGTAGTCGTCGGCAGCCTTCTCCGGCCCGAGGCCAGCGCTTCCGATGGCAGTCATTCGGGCGCAGTTACGGAGCGCTCGCCACTTCGCGGCGTCGAGAGCATCGGCCTCGCGACCAGACGTCTCGTCAGCGGGCATGGTGACCGCTCTCCCAGCTCTCGCAGAGAGGCACTGACAATCAGGCTGGCAGGATGAGCCCGTATAGAAACAATCCAGCGTGCTGACCTCTCGGAGAAGGTCGAGCACATCATTTGAGGACATGTCGCTCACCACTCACCCCCTTCCTCTTCATACTCGCAGCTCGCGCAATAGTCTTCGATGGGCACGGCGTGCTCGCATAGATCCGGTTCGTCATCCTCCGGTTCCTTGTAGCCAAAGGACGCGAGTTGCTTTCCGCAGTAGCAGCAGAACTTCATCCCGTTACCCTCGGGCGCTCCCTCATTCAGCTCGAACATATGACCGCAGGCTGTGGCCCACGCGCCGTCTGAATCCTCGACCCAGTTGCAGCGCTGTTCCTTGGACAGCGGTGCGGGTGCTGCGCGAAGCTCTCTCTTCCCCTCAAGTCCGCACTGACTGCACGACGGGTCGACAAGCGACTGGCCGTGTTCGCATACCATCAGATGCCCGGTCCGGTCGTTCATCAGCCGTACTCCTTGTGGCCGGGCGGATTCGGCGGCTCGCTCGGGCCTGGCACCTTCACCGTGTCGAACAGATTGCAGCGCTCGTCCGAGTACTTCCACCGGAAGCAGCGTTGGCACTGCACCTGACGCCCCGCGCCCTTACGGCCTTGGAAACTCATGGGCCGGTGGCTGACGCGGCGCTCCAGATCAGCGATGCACTCCTGCGCCGACTTGAACACAAGATTCGATGACAGGTGCTCGCTCATGGCCGATAGCTCCCGTCACCAGAATTCAGAGCCTCGCCCAACGGGTCAGGCGTGCTCTCGGATCGCAGTACTTCCCGCACGACCAGCGCGGCCTCGACGTATTCGCGATAGCTGTCCAATACCTCCGATTCACTCGGATCCCACTCGTCGCCTATCGTGTGTGAGCGCTTGAGTTCGTCGGCGCTCTCCTCTAGCAGTTCTGCCGCCCGCTGCAGCCAATGACGGCGGTCATAATTGCGATGGCGGCGTACGTCCTGTTTCATTGTTCCGTCTCCTGCTCGACAACACCGCCATCACGTTGCTCGACATAGGTCGCGCACCACTCATCCCGTACACGGCACGCTTCGGCCAGCTCTGCTCGCAATCGGTCTATTTCGTCCGCCAGATCGCACAGGCCCCAACACTGATCTTGTTCTGGATCAGTTCCCCAGAGACGTAGGAGGTTCGTCGAGGGGATTCGCTTCCCCGATGGCGTCTCAGTAATTAGGGATGCCACCTCTGTCCGCGCGTCGCTCACAGTAACTCCTCCGGTCGAGGCGGCCTGTAGTCATCGGCCTGCGTCACGGTTACACGCCCCGTGTTGTCGCAGTAACCGCACGGATCATCCTCGCTGCACTCGTCGCAGCATTGGGGGCACCGAGTTATGGCGAAGTCTGCGTTCGGGTGGTACCCGGGGCACAGACACCATTCATCACGGATGCAGAGCCCGAGCGTGCCGTCAGGGTTGCGCCCGTGCAGTTGGCGTTCGTGGCCGCAGACGCAGAGGTCATGTGCGTGCGGATCAGTGGTGTTGACGCACGATTGTTGCGAATTGTTTTCGCTCATGCTGCTGACTCCTCAGGCGCAGGTTCTGTGGCTTGCGGCTCGCGCGGCATCCAATCGGGCCACGTAAACTCGTGCTTGCTCCTCATCGCCATGATGAGGACGACGAGACCGGGCATCGGTCCGAACCGGGCTACAGTCACACCTTCCTCCGGTTTCCGGCCGTCATGCCAGAACCGCACGTCAATCCAACGCGCCCCGTGGCAGGCGCTTTCTAGCCAGCCGAGATACTCGGCATTCAGTGACGAGAGGGTGCCCGGCTTTAGGTGCTCGACGGGTGGGATGACCTTGTAGAAGTCCGGGTACTTGTCGCCGTCGTAATCGACGAAGGCGTCGCCCGGCTGAATGTGGAGTTCCTGGCGCTCATCGTGGAACACGACCCGAGCCTTTTCATCGGCCACAGCTACCCGGCGCGCGCTGTGAAGCGTCGTAGCCTTCCGTAGCGCCTTCTCCATGTCCTCGTTGATCTTCAGGATGCGGGCCTTGTCGGTCCACGCTTCCTCGCTTCGGTAGACCGCGAGCGTATGACCATCGGTCGCAACCAGCAGGCAGCCGCCGCCTTCGCAGGGCTTCACGAGCACGCCGTTCAGGTAATACCTGACATCCTGATCGGCACGGAACGGCAGCACGGCCTTGAGGTCCTGCGCTGGGACGCTGAGCATGTCTCGTGAATCGCTCATCGGTTACTTACCTTTTGTTGCATATGTACGACAGGTTCGTCCATCCGCAGTGCTCTAACTCGACTCGCTGTCTCGTCCGGTGGTATGTCCAAGTTGGATCTCCGCTTCCGCTACCCCGCCCGCCCTTCCGGCGGGCTCCGCGCTCTAAGGGCTTACCTGCTTTAGCCGAGAGTGTCTTTTATCGGTGACCAGCCGCCGCCCGGCATGCAAAGGCATGCACTCGGCTTGCGCCGCGGGTGTACATAGCTCTCGGTTATTCCCGGCCGGGTAAGCGGTCTCGGGACACTTGGAATCCCAGTCGATCCTGGGCAAGGACGTGGCAGCGGTACTCTCACCGCCATCCCCGGTTTCTAGACGATCCGGCCGGGTCCTAACTAACGTGCGTCTTGACGCCGAGAGGGTTGCAAAACCCACCCCGGAAACTGCAGAAAACCTCTCTGAGTTGCTCAGAGAATGAGCAAAGTAGGCAACACTCGGATTGCGCCGAATTCCGAAAAACACAGCATAATCAGCTACTTCGAGACGCTGGCTTTTAATCCGCTGGTCGAGGGTTCGATTCCCTCTCACCCCACCAATGCCGCTAAGGCTTTGCGAGGTGTTTCTCATCTGAGTTCTATTGCGAAATTCCACGAGGTGTTTCCTATTTGAGAGGAGTCACCTTGCGGAAATTGCGGTCATATACCCCACGAGTCATGCTCATTGAGGTATGACCGGCCCGCTCGAATGCCTGCTCGAGCGTCTCGGAATCGCTCACCGACTTGGCCCGCAGATCATGGAATGTGAAGCGTTCCTGAATGACCTTCTTGCGCAGCGCCTGATTCATGGTGCGCTGCCAGACCGCCCGGAATCCCTCAGAGGTGTACGGGCGCCCCTTGCGGGTGCGCACGACGTACTCTCGCGGCAGATCGGGCTTCAGGGCCTTCGCACGCTCCAGGACGGCTTCCAGCACTTCAGACTTCGTGATGATGAGCTTCTTGCCGGTCTTGCCCTGCTGGAGTCGAATACCTGAATCCGTGACGGCTTCCCACTTGAGTGCGATGAGATCGCCTTGCCGCTGGCCAGTAATCAGCGCCAGATCCATCATGAGCCGCGTTCGTTCGGAAGCAAGCGTGTAGACCGCCAGATATTCCTCGTCCGTCACATAACGCGTGCGGCGATGCGTGGGATTGCGCTCTACGTCCCGACAGGGGTTCTTCTGAGCGACGTACCAGCGGCCCACGGCTTTGGCGTACACCGCTGATAGAACGGCAACTTGGCGATTGCGCTGGATCTTGCCCTTCTCGACATCCAGGAACTTGCCAATGTCTTTGGGTTCGAGTTCATCCGGATGCATGTGACCGCACCAAGCCCGCAGGATCGACAGATGCCGCAGGTAATCCTTTTGCGTACGCTCTGCGAGGGTGGGCACGACTTCGCGGATATAGCGGTCGAAGACTTCGGACATGCGAGTGATCGGCCCTTCGGGGGCCGTCAGCTTCGCCATGAACTTGTACAATCCGGCCAGGTCGCCTTCCGCGGCGATACGAACGGATTTCGCGTCCGGTGGTCTATACCAATACGCCCCGTGGATAACGGTGACGTATTTTGGTAGATATGCGTTTGTCGTGCGCGGCCGAGCCATGCTAGTTCCTCGTAGCGGAGGTCCAGTTAGGCTCGCGCCGCCGCGACTTCTCTGTCAAGCCCCCCGTGAACTGATCGCGATCGACCAACGGAAAGCTGTCTTCGGGCCGCACGCGGAACCTAACAGCCGGGCGCAGCTTCGTCAGAACCTCGATTTGCTTGCGGCGCTGTTTCTTGCCGGTCAGCTCCACGAGTTCCGAGGGCGTCAACCACAGGCTCATTTGCGCTCCTCCAGGCATCCCTTCTCGCCGTTCAGTATCGCGGGCTTGCCGTTCACATCCGCGCAGGGGCGGTGCGTGTACCAATGCCAGAAGAATCCCGTGAGATAGGCTACGAGCAGGAGATAGAGCGCGATGGTTAGGCGACGCAGGATCATGCGATCCGCCTTGGAACGAGCTTCGGCACGGGCCAGGTCGTGGGCAGCTTCAGACGCTTCTGCACGATTTCCCACAGTTCGCGCTCGGTCGGGTACTGGCGCGTGAAGGCTTTGCGGCCGCTCGAGATCCCCACGCGGTACTGCGGCGGGATGATCTGCTTCTGCTCGTCATTCCAGTCGCCCTGATGGTGTCCGCGGCATAACGGGATCGTGTAGAGATCGCCCATCCGGGTATTGCCGTAGAGGATGTGATGGCACTCCTGAGCGATCATCACGATTCCCAGATGCGCACAGGCCACGCATCCAAGCTGCATGATGCGATCCATGCGCTGGATTTCTTCCTTCGTACTCATCGCCACGCCTTCCGTGCCAACTCGACAAACACGCGGGTGTACCGTAAGCCTGCGCGCGAGGGCCGCGGATGGGTCTTGCGCCATTGCCGCATGTACCGCGCATGGTTCATACGTTCCCTTTGCGCCTCGAAGCTTCGATCGTCCGAAACAAGTCGATCACGATGAACTCCCGCTCGCGTCGGGCCTTCAGTCCCTCGTGCTTCACCACGGCCAGGAAGTGTTCCTCCCATGCCTTCTGCACTTCTGGCGCCAACTTGGTCTGTTGCTTGCGATCCTCGACCGAGCCCTCCGACCCGAAGCTTTTGTAAGCTACCGCTTCGGCCACCTTCGCCATGTGCTCGGTTCGTAGGACTGCGCCTTTCCATTCGGCTACCTCCAAGTCGGTTTCCGCAAGGAGTGCGAGCGCCCGCTCGACGCGATCTTCGTTGAGGCGATCCGTGAGACTCACCAGTTGGCCCCTTTGGGAGCTGGGTTTTCGGATTCGTTCGGATCCTCGTCATCCTCTCCGGGCTCACGCAGTTGCCGGCCCATGAGCGCACGAAAGGCCCCGAGAGCAGCCATCGTCCACTTCTCGACCTCGACAGCATCCTTGAGCGTTCCGGCCGCTATAGCGCTTCCCACGACGTTGGAGACGAAGCGCATGCCGGAATCGTCCAAGGGCGATAACTCGATTCCACCGTTGCTCGGCGGGGCCGCATGGCCGTTAGACTGAGGAGCGGAAGATTGCTGCGGGCGCGGCACGACGCGAATGCTCTGCAATCCGATGAGGTTGCCGCGATCCCCAAAGGTGTTGGTCTCGTACTCGACATACGCGCCATTGTCGATACCGTCTGCATTGCAGCGGCCGACGAACATCCATTTACCCTCGATTTTGAGCTTGAGGGAGCCTTTTTTGGAAAACTCCCGGCCCTGTACGGTTCCAAACATGTCAGCCTGCCTTTTTCAGAATCTGTTGCAATCTCTCGGGCACCGCGTGCGGGATCTGCATTTCAGCCATCAGCCGATGCAGCTCGGCGATGTCCATGACGTGTCGGTCCCACAGCTCGCGCTCGATGCGCTCGGCGTCTTCCTGTTGCTGTTGTGCGAAGGCGTCCATCACAACTCCTGCAGCGCCTTCGCCTTCAGGTAATCCGCGTAGTGCTGTCCTGCGGTCATGCAGGCCGCGCACAAACAGTTGGAAGCGTGTCGCGAAGGCACCGGCAGCGGCACAGCGGGGGAGGGCACTCGGTCGCACCGCTGCCGGGCCTTCTTTCGACTCTCTCGGATCTGTGACCACGTCCTCACGACCAACTCCCGATGTCATCCGTGCGACTGCAGCGCGCACTCGGCGCGGGCAGCACATCGCGACGACGGCGATTGACCTTGCGGCGCGTGCCGTACCAGATCGCGCTGGGACCGCCGATCAAGCACGCCCAGAAGGCGACAGCGGAGAAGCTCACTTGCGCTCCTTGGGCGCTTCCACGAGCGGGCCGAGTGTTTTGTCAACCAACTCGCTGGCGCGCCGTGTGGCTTCCGCAAAGCCCTCGCGGTAGCCGACAAGACGGCCTTCCTCGTACCCTCGCTGATAGATATCGTTGGCTTGGAACAGCGCGGCTTTCAGATCAGGGGCGATGTCGTTCATACGGCCTCCTGCGCCTGATACTTGCGTGCGTTGCGACGACCGCAGGCGCGGCAATGACGGTAACCGTCCGGTCGGATATAGGTATTGGCCGCGTCGTACGGGTGTCCATATCGGCACTGCTCTGCGCCATGCAGAACCGCGCAGGGAGCGTTTCCGCGAAGCGTGTTCTGTTGAACAGTTACCGCTTCAAGGTGCTCAGGGTTGACGCAGGACGTGACTCGGCACAAATGGTCGATCACTGCTGCGGCCGGAATCTCGCCCTTGAAGGCGATATATGAGGCGCGGTGCGCGCCAATAAGCTTCCCGTTGAGCGAGAGCTTTCCGTAGCCTTTGCCCATCACGGCAGCCTTCCAGATCCAACAGCCGGTAGCATTCGGTTCCGACATGCGCTGAATACGCTCGCGCAATGACGTTCCGGGTTTTGTCCAGAGCTTCATACCGGCGCGCCCTGCGAAGCTTCGAGTTCGCGCTCGTGCTGCACGACCACGAACATGAAGAAGTCAGAGGCGTCTCCATCGGGGGAGGCTCGGCCCAATTCATCCCAGTACCGGCTCAACAGAGGTTCGTTCGATACATACCAGCGCCGAAAGTCATTGACGTGAGCGTTCAGGTACCGCGGGGCTTCAATGACCCGCGTGGTAATCGGCTCAAGGACTGCGTTCACGTTCGCTCCCGTTGTCCGTATGGACGATGGGAGAGAGCGTAATCGCACTTACGGCAAAACGCAAGCGCACTTACGACTCGGAACGAAAAAAAGATGAACTGCCAATCAGTTCACCTTGCGATTTAGCGGTTATTTCTTGGGGCGCGGGAGCTTCGGCAAGGAGTCGTGGGAGAGTTCGGGGAAGACGTGTTTGGCGTACTCCGGGTCGGACTTCAGGATCCGCTTGGCTTCCGCGATCCGGCCTTTCAGGTAGGTCCGGACCGATTCAGGGAGGTCATCCCATTCGTATGCAATCGACTTCGCCTCACGACTCAGGGGCATTTCAAACTCCTTCTCGGCGCCTTCCTGGTCGAGCAGCAACTCCCATTCTTCGAAGCCGAGGAGTCTACATAAGCCCAATCGGTGACGACGCTCTATTTCCCCGACCTTGCCACGCTCCCAGTGAGAGACAGCCACACGGTCTACGCCGAGTTCCTTGGCGAGATCCTCCTGTGAGAGCGGCGGCTGGTGTCGCTTTCTGGCGTCGATAATCGCACCGCCCCGTTCCAGTGCGCGGGGATCCAGTTCACGTTTTTTGCCCTGTGCCATGTAAGAGAGCTTACCGTTCCCGGTAAATAGGTGTGAGTAAGAGGACTTGCGCAAACCCGTAAGTGCATTTACCCTTGGCTCATGCACAGCTTTCAAGAAGTCATCGAACACTTCGGCGGCATCACCGCCTTGGCCCGCCGTCTCGGGGTGACCTCGCAGGCGATCTCGCAGTGGAAAGGGGAGATTCCCGAGCCACGGGGCTATCAGATCGAAGTGCTGAGCAAGGGTCGTTTTAAGGCGGATCGTCTGCCGCTTCGCAAGACGGACCGCCACAGTTAAGTGTTAGGTACAGCCTGCCATGCGCAGGCTTTTTTGTAGCTGACGGTTTGAATTATTCCGGCCAGATTTGACGTAAGAACCAAAGCAGAAAGTCTAAGGGTTAACAAAGTGTTGGGGCGTTTGACCTAACACATACAGTCCTGCGACATAACTCGGGGTTGGTCTACATGAAACAGTATATTCCGCACTGGTCACAGTGCCAGGTAGGTGATGCGCCGATACATCGCCGCCCAGGTCTAGGTTGGCTGCTCGTCACGCTGCTCCTGACAAACTTCGTATTCTGGGGCTCCGTCTACCTGAGCGTCAGCCGATGAGTTCGCCCGGCTCGTGGAGAGGCTTTGTTGCTCTGATCGGTGACGGATGGCCGCTGCGGGTCGGGCGATCATGAGGTTTCACCCGTACTCCGAGGTGTTTCCGCTGCTCCTTGAGGCGGAACTGGCCGAACTCGCCGAGGATATCAAGACGTACGGCCTGCGCGAGAAAATCTGGCTGTACGATGGACAGATCCTTGACGGCCGTAACCGCTACCTCGCGTGTCAGCGCGCACGGGTCAAACCCACTTACCGCACGTTCAAGGGCGACGATGCTGCGGCTTTGGCTCTTGTTATATCGGCCAACATTGCGCGTCGTCATTTGTCCGAAGGGCAGCGCGCGTCAGCGGCTGCAAAGATTTCGTCTCTTAGGCAGGGTCAGCAAACCGGCAAATTTGCCGGTTTGACTCAAGCGCAGGCGGCGGAAACCTTCAATGTGAGTGAGCGCTCCGTACGCTCCGCGAAGAAAGTTCAGGAGAAAGGTTCCAAGGCGCTCAACGATGCAATGGACGCCGGGGAAGTCGCGCCGTCACGTGCTGCTGCGGTAGTAAATCTGCCGAAGTCTGAGCAACTCGCAGCCGCCACCACGCCTCGCGAAGACGCTCCGGAAATGCCGACCGACGAGGAGTTGGCCTCGGAGGACGAAGCGATCGAGCGCGAGTACGCGGCCAGCATCGCGAAGGTTATGGAGGCCGACGACAAACTGGCTGCTGCGCATGCTGAAATCAAGCGCCAAGCCGCCGAGATCGCAAGTCTCAAGATTTCGCGCGACGGCTTCATGAACGGCAAGGCCGAAATGACACGGCTGTTAGGTCGGGAGCAGAACAAGAACGAACGGCTCATCAAGGAAAACGAGCGCTTGCTGCGTGAAATCCAGCAACTGAAGCACCGCGCCGCATGAGTCTGCTTCCCTTCACCAACGACGCACATTTCCCGATTCCGCGGGAATTTCAGACGGTCGCACACGAGAAGCTGCGGGACGGGATTCGGGCCGGTCATCGGCGTCAGTTGCTCGTGGCTCCCACGGGAGCCGGAAAAACCTACCTCGGGTTGCGGGTCGTCAATGAGGCGCTCGCCAAGGGTCGGCGGGCGTTGTTCGTGTGCGATCGCACGGCGCTAATCAATCAAACCTCTGCGCGGGCCGATGAATACGGACTGACGAACCACGCCGTTGTGCAGGCCAATCACAAGCGCCGCGATAACAGCATGCCCTTTCAGATCGCCTCCATTCAGACCATCCAGAAGCGCGGCTATTGGCCCGATGCGGACGTCATCATTATTGACGAGGCCCATACTCAACACTCCGCGTGGGTAGAGCATCTGAAGTCGACCAAGGCGGCCGTCGTGGGCCTCACGGCAACTCCCTGCTCAAAAGGGCTCGGCAACTCGTTTCAGTCGATGGTGAATGCCGCGACGATGGACGAGCTCACGCGCATCGGCGTGCTGGTTCCGTTGCGCATTCTCACGTGCATCAGGCCCGACATGGAGGGCGCGAAGACCACAGGCGGGGAGTGGACCCCGAAAGCCGCTTCAGAGCGGGAAATGCAGATTATTGGCGATGTCGTGTCGGAATGGATCCAGCACGGCGAGGGCCGCAAAACGATTGCCTTCGGCGCGGACATTGCCTACTGCACGAGCCTCGTGCAGCGCTTCAACGAAGCTGGGATTGGGGCTGAGGCGTACACCAACGACACGCGACCGCTCGAGCGCGAGCAGCTCCTGCGGGAATTCATCAAACCCGATTCGCGGATCCGGATCCTGGTCAGTGTGGAAGCACTCGCCAAGGGCTTCGATGTGCAGGACATCGGCTGCGTGATCGATGCCAGGCCGCTGCGGAAATCGCTGTCGACGGCCATTCAGATGTGGGGCCGCGGGCTGCGATCCTCGGTCGACACGGGGAAGACCGACTGCATCCTGTTGGATCACAGCGGCAACATTCGGCGCTTCTATGCCGATTTCGTCGACATCTACTTCAACGGCTTCAAGACGCTGGATACAGCCGAGAAACTCGACGCCGCAGTGCGACCCGAGCCCGAGGACTTCGTCGCTAGTGGTTGCCCGCAATGTCAGCACAAGCCGTTCTATCGGCGCTGTCTGGCATGTGGGTACGAAAAGGTCACGCAGGCCATCGTCGATGAGAGCGCTGGCGAAATGCGCGAGATCCGCATCGGCAAGAAAGTCATTGCCCCCGATGCGGAGAACCTGTGGGCGCAGCTGTGCACCTACGCGAAAGGCAATCTCAAGAGCGAGAAAAAGGCCGGATGGTGCTGGCACAAGTTCAAGGAGATCACCGGGGAGGAAGTGCCGCGGGCGTTCCCCAGGTTTGATCACGCGCCGATTGTGGCCGTGAATCCCGGAACCGTCAGCAAGCTGAAACAGCTTCGAATCAAGTTCCACCGGCGCCGCTCAGAGGGGCTCGACGCACGATGACGCTCGCCGAGACATTGCGCGCTGCCGGTCTCACGCCTCCTGCAAGGCTCGTGGAGGGCCGCTGGATGCGCTTCCCGGGCATCGGCAAGGGCCCCTCGAATCGCGCCGGCTGGTGTCGTCTCATCAGTCCGACGCTGGCGATCTACGGTGACTGGTCGGCTAGTTTGTCCGCGGTCTGGCACGACGATCAGCACGTCGATACCGCGCGCTCCCGTCAGCTCCTCGAGGAAGCGCGGCGTCGCGAACAGCAGTTCGCACGGGACCAACGCAAACGGCAGGAGGCGGCGGCGCTAGTGGCTTCTCGCGCGCTGGCCTCCGCGATTCCCTCGCATCATCCCTATCTCGCCCGTAAGGGCTTCCCAGAAGCCGTGGCCCTGGTGAAGGACGAGAAGCTCCTCGTGCCGATGCGCGATGTCGAGTCGTATCGGGATTTGCTCGGCGTGCAGGAAATCGATGTCGACGGTGGAAAACGGTTTCTGCCCGGGAGTCGCACGAAGGGCGCGGTGTACTGCTTGGGCCTTCCTGGGTCGCGCACGGTGCTCTGCGAGGGCTATGCGACGGGATTGACGCTCGATGCCGCACTGGCCAGGCTCGCCGGCAAACGCTGCGTCGTGGTGTGTTTTAGCGCGATGAATCTCGTGACGGTCGCACGTCACTTTCCGCACGCGGTGGTGTGTGCTGACAACGATATGTCAGGGACGGGAGAGGATGCGGCGAAGCGCACGGACTTGAAGTGGACGATGCCCTATGAAGTCGGAACCGATTTCAACGATCTCCACCAAGCAATGGGACTGTATGCCGTGGTGGAGCGCATGCGCGAAGCGTTCGCGGAAGTAAAAACGCCCCGTGGTAGTGAACCATCGGGGCGTTCTATGAACGTCTGAATCAAGTCGAATCAGATAGTTACACAGTTTCGCTCGGTTCACAAGGGCCTGTTAGCTGGTCCGGAACAGGAAGCTAACACTCGCTGGGGGCGCAAGCCGCTGGGCGAGGCTAAACAAAGCCAGCGGGGTTGCCTTCCCGACTTTCCGCGCCAGCGGGGGGAGGGGGGGTTCTGCCTCCCAGGGATTGCTCTCGGGGGTTGTTGTGACGGCTGATGAGATTCGGGGGGTATTGATGGAATGCGACCCGGCGTTGCTCTCGCTGGCTGACCGGCTGCGCGCGAAATTCGGCGCGCGGCTGATCTGGCTGAAGACTCAGACGGTGGAGGTCGGCAAGCCCGTGCCGCAGGAAGGCCGGGAGCTACCGTGAGCTTGAATCGCTACGCCACTAAACGGGATACGGCCGAGCAGCCAATTGTGGATGCGCTGGAAAGGGTGGGTGCGCAGGTCTGGCCGCTTGATTACCCCGTGGATCTGCTCGTGCGCTTTCGGGACCAGTGGTATCTCCTCGAAGTGAAAACTGGGCGCTCGAAAGTCCGCAAGACTCAGCAGGCACAGGCGAACTTCATCGCCACGACGCACACGCCCATCGTGCGCACGCCGATGGAAGCACTTAGAGCTGTAGGAGCTGTGACATGAACGAATCCGAAGTGAAGCAAGCCGCCGAGCGGCTCGCGCTGAAGACGAAAGACGAGCTGCTCGCGGAATCTCAGAAGATTTTCGGGCCCGGCATCGCGCAGGCAAAGCGGATCCCGCGTTGGAAGCTGTGGACAATGGGCGTCTCGACATTGGTGCTCGTGGTGCTTCTGCTGAAGGCGTGCCTGTGAAACCGCTGCCGCGCATTCCGGGCTTTGGCCAACCAGTGATCTACCGGGGTACGCGGTACGCCTCGTACACCGCGCTCGGGGCGGCATTCGGTCGACGGCCCGATGATGTGCGCAAGCGATTGGAGCGCGGCCTGCCGCTGGAACGAGAAACGAGGAAACATAGGGGGCTTTATTGAACGCAGTTATGGCTATCACGCCCGATGCTCGACGTATCAATCACATGGACCCGGAGACGAAAGCCGTCCACGCCCGGCTCGAATCCTGGGGCCGGTGGGCCAAGGAAAAAGGCGTCAGCGGCTGGCCCGAGCGTACGCTGCTCGGCCGGCTGATCGACGGGGAGGAATTGGTCGGCGCCGCGCAGAGCAAGCCGCCGATTGCGATGCCCGATGATGTTGCAGTGACCGATCGGGCGGTGGCGCATTTGGGCGTGATCGACCGGCGCGTGATCGAGACCTATTACCTGCAGTGGGAGCCCGTGGAAGTCATGGCGCGGCGCAATTCGATGCGCGTGCGGCAGTTTCAGAATGTGCTGCGGCGGGCGCGGTGGCGGATCAGCGGATTTCTGGGAGCGATCGTATGAACCGGCGCAAATTCTTTGGCCTACTCGCAGGGGTGCCGATTGCCGCGGCGCTCGTGGAGAATCCGCTGGGTCGCAAGATCTTCTTGCCGCCCCGGGGAGGATGGACGTGGCGCGACTATATAGAGCCGCCAGCGCCCTTCGATTTACTTCTCTCCTGCGTGCAGGCCTACAACCCCGGCAGTCGTCCGCAAGTCCTCCATTGGGCTGATACCCAACTCGTCATACCTCCCTACACGTCTATGGTGTGGAACGTCGGCTGGAGGCGAAATGTTTGATAACGGTTTCAAATGCTCATATACGGATAGCCTAGCGTGAGAGCCTGTTAGATGGCCTCCCGTTTCCCCTCCACCGCGCCCCGACACACGCTACCTGCCATATTCTGGCTTCAGGTCGGCGAGCGCGGCCCTTTGACTGGAGAACGCCTATGTCCTCGATGATCAAACCGTCTCACCGTGGCCTGTTGCACAAAAAGTTGGGGATTCCCCAAGGTGAGCGGATTCCCGAAGCGAAGATCGAAGCGGCCAAGCGCTCCCCGTCTCCCGCACTGCGCAAGGAAGCCACGTTCGCCGAGAACTTCGGGCACAAGTACCCGCAGACCCACGAGCAGTTCGCGAAGATGGATCACGGCGATCGCTACGACCAGAGCGTGAGCCGCGGCAAGTCCAAGATTAACGGCTATTGATGCCGCTCATTAAGTCTGCCTCTCGGTAGGCGATCTCTCAGAACATCCGCACCGAGCGCGCAGCCGGCAAGCCTGAGCGGCAGGCTGTCGCCATTGCTAAGTCGGTCGCGGACCGCTCCCGCGGCAAGCGCAAGACGGAACGTCATCCTCAGTCGCACGCAGAGTTCCTGAAGCTCGGCGAGGACTGATTTCCTTTCACCGCTTCCACCCGATTCGGGCGAGGCAATACATATGTTTGGATTGAGTCAATGGCCGCGCCCGTAGGCAACCGCAACGCGGCAAAGGCCAAAGTCTGGACGGCTGCGATTGAACGCGCCTTGGAGCGTCGTAAGCCCGCAGACGAGCGGATTCTGGCGATCGACGAGTTGGCCGAGAAGCTTCTCACGCTGTGCGACCAAGGGGATCTGTCGGCCCTGCAGGAGCTGGGCAACCGCCTGGAGGGCAAGCCCGCTCAGACGACGTTGCTCGGTAACGAGGAGGACTCAGGGCCGCTGCGGGTGATCGTGGAGGGCATTCGGGCCGCGCATGGACGTCAGGGCTGAGTTTCCCGAGAAACTGCTGCCCGGGCTGTTCGATCCGCACCGCTACAAGGTGATCCGCGGCGGACGCGGGTCGGCCAAGAGTTGGAGCGTGGCGCGAGCGCTGCTGATCAAGGGCACGCAGGCGCCATTACGAATCCTGTGCGCTCGGGAAACCCAGCGCTCGATTCGTGACTCGGTGCATAAGCTGCTGGTCGACCAGATGGTGAGATTGCGACTCTCGGGTGAGTACCTCGCCCAGCAAGTCGCGATCACCGGGGGTGCGGGAAGCTATTTCGCTTTCGCCGGGCTGTCGGATCTCACCGCGGAGTCGATCAAGTCCTTTGAGGGCTTCGACATCGTGTGGATCGAGGAAGCCCAGGTCGTGAGTGACCGCAGCTGGACGATCCTCATTCCCACGATCCGCAAGGAGAACTCCGAGATCTGGGTGACATTCAACCCGGAACTCGATACGGATCCGACGTGGAAGCGCTTCATTGCGACGCCACCACCGGATACCTGGAGCGTCGAGCTCAACTGGCGGGATAACCCGTGGTTCACCTCGGTCCTGGAGCAGGAGCGCGCGCACGCCGAGCGCACGTTGCCAACCGAGGACTATCTCAATATCTGGGAAGGTAAGACCCGCTCGACGGTATCGGGTGCGATCTACGCGGCTGAGGTCGCGGCGATGCATGCCGAGCGCCGGGTCTGCGAGCTGCCGTATGACCCGTATCACCGCGTGCACATCGTGGTGGACATCGGCTGGAACGATCGCATGTCGATTGGCTTCTGGCAGCGGCACCTGTCGCAGCTACGGCTGATCGACTATCTCGAAGATGATCACCGCACATGGGATTGGTACTCGGCGCGCTTCCGGGAGAAGCCCTACGCGTATGGGCGGGTGTTCCTGCCGCACGACGGCGACAAGGGCAATCCGCAGACCGGCAAGACCGATCGGCAGATTCTGGAGGGCCTCGGGTGGAATGTGAGCGTGCTCGAGCGACGCGACGTGGAGCAGGGGATACGCGACACGCGCATGGCCATGAAGACGATGGCGATGGATCGCAGCCGGACCGAGGGCTTGCTGGAGCACTTAAGACGCTATCGCCGGATGATCCCCAAGACCACGAACGAACCCGCGCAGCCGTTTCACGACATTCACTCTCACGGCGCCGACATGGTGCGCTATGCCGCCCAGGCGGCGCCGTTCATGGACGACGACGAGGGGATGAAGTTGCCCGACCTCGACTACGGACGCGCGAGCCACATATGACCGAGAACGTCGTGGCCTCGTTTCTGAACGTGTTCACGCCCGAGGAGATCGCGGCGATTCGCCTGATGGGCGAGGGCGCGAGCGCATCCCGGGGATCGGTTGAGAACGCGCCGGGCTCGCACCGCAACTGCACCGTGGCGTGGCTGAATCCGGAAGGCTGGCTGGCGGACAAGCTAGAGGAAGCCGTTGGGCACATCAACCGAACGTTCTTCGGGTTTGATCTGTCGGGCTTCGCTGAAAGTTTCCAGTACACGGTCTATCGCGAAGGGGGCTGGTACGGCTGGCACATGGACAAGGGCGAGAACACCGTCGCGCCCCGCAAGCTGTCGCTGACCATCCAGTTATCGCAGCCCGATGAGTACGACGGTGGGGAATTCCAGATCAACAACGGGTCGGAAGTGCTGCAGTTTCCGCGCGAGCAAGGGCGCGTGCTGGCCTTCCCGAGTTGGATACTGCATCAGGTGACGCCGGTTTCACGTGGAACACGGCGGGCGTTGGTCGTGTGGACTCACGGGCCGGCGTTCAAATGAAGTGGCTCGCACCCTTGGGGTGTTTCGTGTGTCTGCTGGTTGATCTTGCCGAGCGGTGGTACTACTCGCGCGACATTGATCGCTTTGAAGGCGACAGCATGCCCGCGCGGTGGATTGCGTGGGGCAACGTGCTGAAGTGGCGTTCGAAAGAGCCTATGCACAGGTACTTTTTCGTGCGCCTCCCGAGCTGGGACTACATTCTAGATCCTCACCGCGTGCCGACGCTTCACGGCCAGCATTTCTACCGCTGGGCGCAGCGCAGCGTGTACTTCATGGGTCCCTATTCGCCGCATACGACTCGGGGCCGCTGGTGGATGACCTGGGTGGATGCATGAAGCTCTCCAATCTCGCGCGTCCGCCGATCCAAGCCAGCGAAGTGCAGGCCGCGACGACCGCGATTTGCGTCAACCACAGGGGACTGATCCGCGTGACCGGTGATGTGGAGGGGAAAGTGTTCCTGTGCCCGATAGGCAAGGAGTACTGGCGCTACGCCAAGGGCTCGCTCGGGATCAATGCGCCGCTGCCGTACGTGCGTGAGGCCGTGTTGTGAGTGCGTTTTGGTACTGCAACTGCCGCCATCCGCACACGAAGGTCTACTACGCCGACGAAATCGACAAGCTACAAGCGGAGCGAGACCAGCTCCGTGCAGCGTTGAAAGAGATTCTGACGGTTTGCGCGGGTGCCGCACACCTTGGAATCAGCGGCGGTCTCGCGGAACGGCTGTCATGCGGCCAGATCGCCGGTAGAGCACTTGGGCCGCCATACGTGGAGCGGCACTGAATCGTGACCGAAGCCGTCTCCCAAAAGAACGTTCCCAAGCCGATGACGGACGAGGAGCTGCTCCAACTCATTGGAGAGTACGAACGCGGCTCGTTGGGCTCAGAGGCCGCTTCAGGTGCCACGATCGGATCGCTGTCGCCTACGACGACCTCCACGCTGACCACGCTGGAGATCGACCGCTATGACGCGCTCAATACCTACTTCGCGCGGCCGTTTGGGAACGAAACTGAGAATTCATCCGCGGTAGTGATCCCGGAGCTACGGGACACGGTTGAATGGATCAAGCCGCAACTGATGCGGATCTTCCTGTCACCGCGGGCGCCGTGCGTGTTCGATCCCGAAGGGCCCGACGACGTCGCGCGGGCCCAGCAGGAGACTGAGGCCGTCAATCACGTCTTCATGCGCCTGAACGACGGGCCCATGATCATCCACGACTACGTCACGGACGCCTTGCTGCTGCGCAACGGCTACATCCGGGCGCGTGTCGTGGAGGAAGACTCGGTCCGGGAGGAGAGTTATACCGGCCTGGACGAAATGGGCCTCACCCAACTGGTCGCGGACAGAGGCGGTGAGGAAAAGGTCGAGATCATCGGTCAACGCGAGTACCCCTGCGAAGTCGCCCCGCCGCTGGGCTCGAATCAGCCCGCCCAGACGGTGCAATGTTTTGACGTTCGCCTCCGGATCAGCGGCAAGCGCAAGCGCGTACACGTGGAGTGTGTGCCCCCGGAAGAGCTTAGGATCGCCGCCGGCACGCGCGGGACGAACCTGGATCTATCGCCCTACGTCTCGCAGATCACCGAGCGTACGCGCTCTGAATTGATCAAGGAAGGCATTGACGCGGACATCGTGAATCAAGCGCAGCCTGGGCGGCCGAATTGGATGGAACTCGATGCATTGGCTCGCGACCAAGTCGTGGACCAGTTGCAGATCAACGACCCCGCGGAGTTCGCTTCGCAGAAGGTGCAGTTCCGCTCCGTCACGATTCAGTGCGATTTCGACGGGGACGGGATTGCAGAACGGCGTCAGGTGCTCATCGTCGGCGACAAGATCGCCGAGAACGAGATCATTGAGGAGTGCCCGATTTCCTCGGGTGTCCCCAAGCGCATGCCGCACCGGCACACCGGGATTTCGCTCCACGATGAACTGAAGGACATCCAGCTCATCAAGTCGGAGTTGGCGCGAAAGGCGCTGGACGGTTTGCGGCTGTCGATCGCCGGCCGCATCGGCGTGGACTGGAAGAACTGCAACCTGACGGACCTCATGACGTGGCGCGCAAATGGGGTGGTGCGCACCAACGGGCCCCCACAGAACGTACTCATGCCGCTGACGCAGCCGAATAACGTCATGGACCAGGCCGTGCCGTTCATGCAGTACGTGGACACCTGGCGCACGATGCGCACGGGGGTCGGTGAACATACGATGGGGGTGGATGCCGACGCCCTGCAGGATGTCACCAAGGGCGGCCAGTTAGCCGCGATGTCCGCGGCCTCTCTCAAGATCGAAATGATTGCGCGCTTGCTTGCGGAAGGGCTGAAGGATGTTTTCTTAAAGATCCACGCGCTACTCATTCGTCACCAAGACGAGCCGATGGCCTTCCAGATGGGCTCACAGTGGACGAAGGAAAACCCCACGCAGTGGCGCAAGCGCACGCGCGTGAGTGCGAACGTGGGCTTGGGATCGGGCAACCGGGAAGAGGCTCGAGCGAATCTCGCCATGCTGACCACGATGCAGGAGAAGATTGCGCAGATGGGCCTGATCGGGCCCCAGCAAGCGTACAACTCGTTCAAGCTGGGCGTCGCGCTCTTGGGCTACGAACATCCCGAGCAGTTCGCGATGGATCCCAATTCGCGGGAGTACCAGCAAGCGCAGGCCCAGCGTCAGCAGGCGCCCCCGGATCCGCGCATTGCCGCCGCCCAGATTCAGGGGCAAACGGCCATGCAGAAAGAGAACGCCGAGACGCAGCGCGAAGTCCTGCGGTTGCAAGCGGAAATGGCGCACCAAACTCGTGATGCGCAGATTCAGCAGAATCAGACGGACGCGCAGATGGCGCACGAGGCGATGCAGGGGCATGCTGACCGGCAGCAGGCGATTTCGGAGCAGCAATCGCAGACCTTCATTCAGCTCGCGAAGATCTTGGCGCAGATCGTCAGTAGCCAGTTGAAACAGGATCCCGGTGTAAATGCCGGTGCGGTCCTGCGACAGGACGTGCAGTCACTGGAGGGCCGATGATCACCTTTCCCGTCCACACGCCCGAGCAGGAAGTCGAGCGCGCCCGTGGTGCGCAGCAGATCCTGGATAACGAGATTTTCAAGGAAGCGTGCGTGCGGATCGAGGAAGGCTTGGCTGCCCAGCGCCAGCGCGTCCCGATCCGTGAAACCGACATGCACACCAAGCTGATCATTGTCGAGCAGCTCTGGGTGCAGTTGCGTGACTACATCCAACAAGTCGCCGATACCGGCAAGTTCGCTCAGGACGTGATTACTCAGCGCGAGACGCGCGAGAAGACGTTGCTCGAGCGCGTGCTGTCGGGACAGTTCAGGAACTAAGAGGACTCTCATGTCAGACGTCACGTTGACCGCCCCCGCCGGCGGCGGCATTGCTTTGATCAAAGAGGACGACCTCGGCGATATTCTGGCCTATCTGCAGGCCAGTTGGACTGTCAACGCCGGTGTGGCCAATCCCTATCCCGGGCTGCGCAATCCCACGGCCGCCAAGGCGGCACTGGCCGCACTCCTGGCCCAGACGAGCTTTCCGCTGCTGGAACTGGCCATCCCGATATGGGTGAAGTTCACTGTTGGCTTCGCGGCATTCTCGACGGCGGGACTCGCGAACACCATTACGCTGTTCAACCTGCCGGCGGCAGGTGTGGTCCATGCCATTCGTATCAAGCATTCCACCTTGTTCGGTGGGGGCACGATTGCCAGCTATACGGTCTCGGTCGGTATTTCGGGCAACCATACGAAATACGCCGCGGCCTTCGACGTTCACCAAGCTGTCGCGGATACCGCCTTTCAGCTGTCAACGACGGTCGGCCAGGAGTCGAGCGCCAACATCGTGGCAATCACGGCCACCGCCACATCGACGGTGGGCAACCTCAATGCCGCCACCGGGGGGTCGGTCGACGTCTGGGCTTTGATTTCGCGCACTTCATAAATCGATCGGCGCCGGCTATGTACTGGCGCTGACGTTTTCCGGCCACGGATGTTGGAGAAACAACCGTGGATGCAACTACCCAAGCGGGCGTTCAATCCTCGGGCCTCGATTTCGAGCCCGGGTCTGAAGCCGCTTTCCAGTCACTCGTCGACCAGGGCTTATTGAACGATGTAGCGCCGCAGTATCGCCAGCCGGGCGAGGAAGAGCCGTGGAGCGCGCAGCAGCAGGAAGAGAAGCGCGCACCGGAAGCGAAGGAACCGAAAGAGGAGCCCAAGAAGGGTCCCGAGCAGGAGGCGCAGCCCGAGCCGAAGGACGAGCCGCAGCAGGCATCTGAGGCCGAGGAAAAGCAGTACACCTCCCTCGATGAGTATCTGAAAGAGGCGAAGCTCGAAGCCGAGAGTTTCATGCAACTGCCGGTCACCGTGAAGGTTGACGGGCAGGAGCGCGCCGTTCCGCTCGCGGAGCTGCAGAAGTCCTACCAGCTCTCCTCTGCCGCGTACAACCGCATGAACGAGCTCGCCACGGAGCGCAATGCGTTCCAGGCCGAGCAGGCGCAGCAGAAAGCGGCGATCGAGCAGCAGAAGCAGGGCGCCGAAGCCTTGCTCAAGTTCGCCGAGCAGCAGATTTTGCAGGAGTTCCAGGCCATCAACTGGCAGCAGTTGGAGGCTGAGAATCCTGGCCAAGCCGCGCTTTTGTGGCAGCGCTACCAGGCGCGGCACGGCGCGATTCAGCAGCATCTGACCCAGTTGCAGGCTCAGCGCCAGCAGGACGCCCAGAAGGCCGAACAGGCCCGTCTGCAAGCCCTCCCGCAGGAGCTGAACAAGCTACTGGCTGCGATACCCGAGTATCGCGATCAAACCAAACTCGCCAGCGCCCAACAGGCGATGCGCGAGACCGCAGTCAAAGTCGGCTTTACCCCAGCCGAGCTCAACGGCATCACTGACCACCGCTATGTCCGGATTCTGGACATGGCGGCGCGGTGGGCCGCGCTCCAAGCGAAGGCTCCAGCCACGGTCAATCGGGTGCGAACCGCGCCACAGATGGCGAAACCCGGCGCCCGACAAGTCCGCGACCCCAATCAGGTCGCCCGTCAACAGTTGAACGAACGCTGGGAAAAGAGCGGCTTCCGCGACGATGAAGCGGGCGCGGCTGTCTTCGAGCAGTTCGTATAATCCTGGAGCTTTTCAATGTCCGTCCCGACAAACACGTACACCGAGTACGCCACCAACGGCACCAAGCAGATCCGCGAGGATCTCGCCAAGCAGATCTACAACGTAGATCCCTATCGCACGCCAGTCCTCAACATGGCCAAGAAGGCGCGCGCCACCAACACTTTCCACGAGTGGACCGTGGACGTCATTCCCGCCCAGGCTTCCAATAGCCAGCTGGACGGTGACGACGCCGCCGCAGATCAGCTCTATTCCGCGGGCCGGCTGGGGAATTACACCCAGATCAGCCGCAAGGTCGTGCAGATTTCCGGCACCGAGCAGGCCGTCAACACGGTCGGCAAGTTCGGCAGCATGGGCTACCAGTTGCTGAAGGCTTCCAAGGCCCTGAAGCGTGACATGGAGTTCGGTCTCACCAACAACGCCGCGCAGAATGCCGGCGCCGCCGGTACCGCTCGTGTTTCGGCAGGGCTTCCGGCCTGGATCACGGTCAACACCGTGAAGCAGACGGGCGGTTCGCCTGCCGGTGCCGATCCGACCGGTGTCACGGCAGCCGGCAACTCCATCAACTTCGGCAACGGCTCGACGGCGCGCACGGACAATTCCACCACCTCCGCGGTGACGGAATCGAATCTGCGCACGCTCGCGCTGAACGTCTACAAGAACAGCGCCGAGACGATCGAGTATCTGGTCTGCTCGCCCGCGAACAAGCAGAACATTTCGGCGTTCACCGGTCCCGCCGGTACGCGCTTCAACCAGATCACGGACAAGCGCTTCGCGACCGCAATCGACGTGTATGAGAGTGACTTCGGCCCGATCAAGATCGTGCCGGATATCTTTCAGGCGCGCTCGAAGGACATCTTTGCGGCGAATCCCGAGTACATCGGGGTGGCGTACCTGCGTCCGTTTGCGACAGTGCCATTGTCGAAGACTGGCGACTCGGATCGCAAGATGTTGATTGTGGAGTACTGCCTCGAGGTCCGCAACGAGCGGGCGCTGGGCGGGATCTTCGATACCACCGGCTGAGTTTTTCCTCTGTGGCCGTTTGACGGGCTGGCTGAAAGGCTGGCCCGTCTTTTTTTGGAGTTCATGTTATGGCAGCACCGGAAGCACCGGTCCGGCTCATCGATGGAGCCACGCAGGTATTGACGGTTCCCAACGCCGGCAATGTGACCTCTGCGGCGGTGGGTTCGCAGACCTATGCGGTACGGCTATCGGTTCTCACCGGCAATTGTCTCGTCCGCATCACCCACGCCGGCACGGCCGCGACGGCAAGCCAAGGCGCGTTGATCAAGACGACCGACATTGGCGCGATTTTCGCTTGCGGGCCCGGCGACAAGGTCAACGCCTTTGGACTGGCGGCCGGCACGCTCTATATGGATGAGTTGACGCACTAATGGGCTGGATGCCGGTATCGCCGTGGAGGCTCCGACCGGGCACGGCGCAGAAGGTGACGATCGGAGCCGCGTCGAATTCCTCCACCGCGATCGGCGCCGACACGCACGCGATCCTTCTGTCAGTCACGTCCGACTGTCACATCCGCATTGCTAACACCTCCGCGACCGCCGTCGCGACCGATCTCCTCGTGAAAGCCGCGTGGCCGCCGATCGTGCTCGGGATCTCGCCCGGGGATGTCGTGGCGAACATTCAGGACGCGGCGGGCGGCTTTATGTACCTGCAGGAGCTTAGTCATTAGATGCTGATCGAACTGCTCCCGCGCTGGCCATTCGTGCGCCGGCATATCTGCACCGTCACCCGTCCTCACGTTCATATGCCGCTCGCGGGCAAAGGCCAGACCCGCCACGGCACGCCCCACCACGCGCACCGCTCGTGGGTGTCGACCGAACACGGGGTGGGCTGGATCCATCACCACGAGCACGACGGCTACACGGTCGAATTCGAAGACGGTCGGTTACTGAAGTGCAAGCACGTCAAGAACACTGAGGCTCCGAAGTGAGCAACGTTCTTCTGAATGCTGGCTCGGGCGGCGCGACGCTGGGTACCGATACCGTCACGGGTACGCCGAACGTCGACTATCAGATTGTCAAGCTATCGATCTCCGCGGCGGGCGTTGCGCCCACGACGGTTTCGGCGAGCAATCCGATGCCGGCGAATCTGGCGCAGATCTCCGGCACTGCGGCCTCCGTCAACAGCGGGGTTAAGGACGCCGGCACGCTCCGCGTCGTCATTGCGACCGACCAGCCGAGCCTCACGAACGCCCAACCGGTCTCGCAGTCCGGGACGTGGTCGGTGAATTTAGGCACGCTGAACGGCGTGGCGCTCGATACGAGTGTCAATGGCCTTTTGGTCGCGCAAGCCTCGACCACGAGTGGGCAGAAGGGCCCGCTGGTCCAAGGCGCCGTCACAACCGCAGCGCCGACCTACACCACCGCGCAAACCGACCCCCTCTCGCTCACTACATCCGGTGCGCTGCGTGTCGACATCGGTGCGACCAGTGCCAATGCCACCGCGATCAAGGTCGATGGGTCAGCGGTTACGCAGCCGGTCTCCGGTACGGTCACGACCAGCCCGCCCGCGAACGCCTCGACCAACATCGCCCAGATCAACGGCGTCACGCCGCTCATGGGCAATGGCACCACGGGCACGGGATCGCTACGTGTCACGATTTCCAGCGATAACACGGCGTTTTCGGTCAATGCAGTCCAGTCTGGAACGTGGACCGTCCAGCCGGGCAATACGGCGAATACCACGCCGTGGCTCACGACGAATGTTCCCGGCACTTCACCGGGGAGCACGCAGAGCCGTGTGAAGGCCGCGGCGAGCACCAATGCCACGAGCCTCAAAGCCTCTGCCGGCGTCGTACTCGGTTACGCGCTCTACAACAACACGTCGTCCGCGAAGTTCTTCAAGTTCTATAACAAAGCCTCTGCCCCTACGGTCGGCACGGATACGCCAGCCTTCACAATCATCATTCCCGCCTCGGGCGGCGCCAACGTGGAGTTCTCTAGCGGTATCCCCTTCGGAACCGGCATTGCTTATGCCATCACGGGCGCGGTAACGGACGCGGACACGACCGCCACGGCGGCCGATGACGTTCACGGCGTGGTGCTCTGGAAGTAGCGCATGCCGGCTTCACCGAGTTGGTTCACCGGAATCACTGCCGGGACCTGGGGGACGCTGCCGAGTTCAGTGCTTACGGGATCAGGTGTTGATGAGAGCGGGGTTAACGCCATTGTCGCCGCTTGGGGCGGCGCGTGTCTCAATACGGACGGCGTCTATATCGGGACGACGTTTACGAGTGGCACATTCCTGTGTCTTTTCGGGGGTGGTCACACTGATTCGACGCTGAACAGTGTTTATGCCTATGGACCCTTGGAATCGAGTTCACCGGCATGGCATCGGCTACGCGATACAACGTCGCCGGCAATTACCAACGTGGACCAGGATGCGAGCGGTCACCCGGTCTCGCGGCATACGTATTCGTGCTTCGTTTACCTGCCCTCCCCCAAGGGCTGGCTATTCTGCACGGGTGGCTTGTTTCGCGCGACTGACGCGGCCGGCGTCATCGAGACGCACGTCTTCGACTTCACGGTATCGAATCCGAACGTCAACAACCCGTGGACTAAGAAAGTCAATACAGGAGTAGTGGCCAACAGCGATGTCGCTGATACCTCCGTGTATGACTCGGTGCGCAACGTCATATGGAGCCACCAGGACGCCGCGAACGCGGTGCAGTTCTACGACGTTGCGAGCAATGCCTTTACAGCAGACATTTTCAAGTCGCCGGGCTGGTCGACCAATCCGGCGAGTGCATTCGATACCAGCCGCAGCATCTGGGCTGTATATGCCGCGGGTGTTCTCAATTTCTACGATGCCCGCAGTGGGACGGCGAATGATTACTACGCGCCGACCACGACGGGGACCGCGCCGACCGGCGATGGATCGGTCATCTACGACGCGGTCGATGACGCTTTTTTCTTCTGGAACGGTGGCGGCAAGAAAATATTCAAGCTCGCACCGCCCGCCACCTTGCCATACCAAGGCGGCAATGCGTGGACATGGACCAACTTCACGCCGGGCACCGGGAGCACGCCGACTGGACAGGCCGGGACAAATGCTTCGTTTTCTCCAGAGACCGGGACGAGCACGGGCACTTATGGCCGCTGGGCCTACGTCCCGGGGACGGCGATCCGCGGCTACCTGCTCATGAATCGCACCGAGGACTCCATTTACTTCTATCGGCCGAGCGATTCGGCGGGCGTGACGGGGGGAGGCCCTTCGATGCTTCCGTTGCTGGGAGCCGGATAGTGCTCGCGTGGGTCATGAACATGGGTTTTGCGGCGAGTCCCGCAAACACGCCCGCACAGCCGACGATTTTCCCCGCGCCCTTTGGCATGGGGTTGGGCGATGAGCTTTTCGCGCTCTCGCTGTTCCTGTGGATCTACTTGGGAGATTTCCGGTGACTTATCGCATGACCTATCACGAAGACGCAGACGGCCGCGGGATCATTCGCTATTCCGGGGACGCTCAGGGCCTCGTCGATCACTGCGCGGACTACGCCAAGGCGCACCGCGAGAACGGGCGCTTCGCGGCGGCGAAAAAGGACATGCGCAAGATCCTCTCCATTGACCCTGTCGTGGCGATGGAAGTCGCCCGGCAGCGTGGCATGGACTACTTCAACCCCGAGCTATGGCGGGAGTTCACCGGCCGCGATTATGCGAAGTTCCGCTGTGTGGATGATTCGCGACTGTGGAAGGGCGGCGGCCGAAAGTTACTCAAGAAGTAAGCGATGCCTTCAGTCACGAACTACACGACGCTGTCGACGGCGGTTACGGATTTCACGCACCGCTCGGATTTGGCGACCTCCGTCGACTATTTCATCTCCTCCGCGCACGAGCGAATCATCAACGACATTTTCGCGTTGAATGACGGCTTGGGTGTCAAGGCGATGGAGTCGACGTTTAGCCTAGTGATCGATGCGACCACGGGCGTCATCGCCGTTCCGTCCGACTACCTGCAGGCGCGCCATTTCTCGGTCGTGAATTCCTCGGGCTCCTTCGACATGATCGAGAAGGAGGCCGGCTGGATTTACAACGTCTATCCCGTGCGGCAGGCGCAGGGCGTCCCCCAGTACTTCGCACGTGATAATACGACTGCTGCGAGTGTCACGGGCAGCATTTCCGGAACCACGTTCACCGTGAGTGCGGTGACCTCGGGGACCGTCACCGTGGGCGCGCCGATCAGCGGGACCGGCATCACGGCCAATACGATCATCACGGCGCCGGGAACCGGTACGGGCGGCACCGGCACGTACACGGTGAACAACTCGCAGACCGTCAGTTCCGAAACGATCACGGTCGGCGGGGATGTCTTCATTTTCGGACCCTTCCCGAACAGTGCGTTCACGGTGAACGGCAGCTATTACGCGAGTGCTTCCGTGCTCTCGGGCTCCGTTGCGACCAATTGGATCTCCAACACCATCCCGAACGCGTTGTTGGCTGCAACGCTGCTCGAGGCCGGTCAGTTCGTGAAAGACCCCGGCATGGTGAGCCTGTGGGGCGGAATCTATCAGGACAAGCTCGGCAAGTTCCTGCTCGCGGACAAGGCGCGGCGCTTTGCCGGTGGCGAAATGGTCATTGATTCGGACACCGGGACGGACTGGTAATGGCTTCTGAGCCTCCGGCCGGAAAACTCAAGTTCGGCGAATGGCTTCCAGACCAGAACGATCTCGATAATCCGGGCGTCATCGAAGCGCTAAACGTCCTACCGATCGGAACCACGCAGAACGGCTATCAACCGTATGCGCCGCTCGCCACCGCCGGGGCGGCATTGACCACGACGGGGCAGTTTTACTACATCGTGGCGCTCCTCGCCATTCCGAGCACGGGGACGGTGCCCTACGTCTACGCCGGGACCTTTGATGGCCACCTCTATCAGTCGCCGGCCACAGCGGGCGCGTGGACAGACTACTCCCCGGCGCTCTCGGCTCAGATTTACGACCTCGTTCAATACAACACGCTCGTCATTGCCTCGGTGAGCTCGGGCGGCCTGTATCAACAGACTGTCGGAGCCGGTGTGAACTTCGCAGCAATTTCAGGTTCACCGAATGCGCTATATCTGGGAGTGATCGGTCAGTTTCTGGTCGGCGGCAACATTGCGGGTACGCCGAACGTCGTGCAATGGAGCGGGATCGGCCAGCCGACTTCCTGGCCTACTCCGGGATCCGCAACCGCGATCGCGCAGCAGTCGGGCCAACAGACTCTGCACCTCGAGCTTGGAGGGGTCACCGGCATTTTCGGCGGGGATCAGTGGGGCATCATTACGCAGCAAAACGCGATTACGCGCGTGACGTATGTCGGTGGCTCGACGGTCTTCCAGTTCGACACGCTCTCAAGTGGTGTGGGCATGGACTACGCCCATGCAGGTGTGAAGATCGGCAACGAAGTGCTCTTCGCCTCGAGCAAAGGGTTTTACGCCACCGATGGCGTGACTGCGGTGCCGATTGGGCAGGAGAAAGTGAACCGATGGTTCATCTCCAATGTGGTGAGTCAGGGCATCTCTACGGGACGTGTCGCGGTCGATTGGAGCAACAAGCTGGTCTATTGGGCATTTCCGACCGCGGGAGCCTCTCCGGTCGTCATCTATAATTATGAGACGAAGCGGTTCACGCATGCATCCGACAGCAATATTGGTCCTTTCGTGCAGTCCACGACGCCGTTCTACTTCACGACGTACGGTCTGCAGGCCATCGGACAGGACAAGAAGTTGGGTACGTTCACCGGCACTCCGGGCACCGCCACGATTACGACCGGCGAAGTCGAATTGAACCCGGGCGGCAAGGCGTTGGTCCAGGGTTTCCGTCCCCAAGTGACCGGCGCCGGTGCGGTAACGTGCAAGATCGGTTCGCGCATGAAGCAGAGCGATTCGGTGAGCTTCACCTCGGCGCTCACACCCAACAGTGTGAGCGGTTTCGCCGATGCGCTGGTGGAAGCGAGTTACCACCGCGCCGAGACCGATATCGTCGGGAGCTTCGGGCAGGCGATCGGCGGGGAATTCCTCCACAGCGAGTCGGGAGCGTTCTAGATGCGCTCATTCTGTGTCGCGCCCGATCAAATCGAGGCGTGTTGGGAAGACTTTGCCCCGCTGTTTCACAAATTCGAGAAGGGCGGCGCGGATCTCTCGGCGTACGAGGCGAAAGAGCGCGCGAAACGCGCACAGATTCAGGTGTGGGGCTTGCAGGATGACCGCGCCGTCCACGGCGTTCTCGCGACCGAAGTCCTGCGCACGGCGCGCGGCCTCGTGTGTGTAATCACCATGGCGCAGGGGAAAGCCCCAGACGAGCCCAAGCGTCGCTTGCTGGATGACATCCTGACATGGGCGCGCGCAATGGGCTGCGTGTGCGTGCGCGTGCAGGGACGTCGCGGCTGGCTGCGTTGGGACAAACGCTTTAGGCCAACCGGTATTGTGGCGGAGATTGCGCTGTGAACGGCCTGTTGGATCAATACCAGGGCATGACGCCCTCAGGTGGGCTACTAAATCCACCGATGAGCGGCGCTCCGGGGTCGATACAACCGTATCTACTCGGCGGTACTGCCGTTAGTCCCGGCAGTCAGACCAACCCGTTGACTTTACAGATGGGGCCCTGGGCGCAGATGGCTTACCGCATGGCGGGATCACCGCTTCAAGGTCCGTATCCGTCGGTGCCCGTGCCGCCTGCAACCGCTCCGGGGGGTTCTTCGCTCGGACTCGCGGCCGGATTGCTGGGACTTCTGGGCGGCTCGCCTTCCAACTCGGGGAACTCGGGCAGCAATTTGAATCAGACCATCAGCCTCGGACGCAATCTCTACAACGCCTACAACGGGCTGCTGGGTCCGTCGATCAATGACCCGGCGGCGTTGGCACAAGCCAGCGATGCTGCCGTAGCACAGGGGACGGCCCCGGTTTCGCCGCTCATGTCGACTCCCGCGCAAGCCGGGATCACGACGCCAGACGGTCCGCTGTACTCCGGCGCGACGAATGCGAACGCGGATTTGGCTGCACAGGAAGCCAATGCCTATACCGCCAACGGCGGATTGTTGGGCGCGGGGACGGGAGCCGGAACCGGTGTTGCCGACACGTTGGCTTCGACGGCTGCCGATCAGGGGATTGGAAGTGCGGCCACGGGCGCCCTGGCGGATTCCACGCCCTACGTAGCAGCGACAGGCGCCGATGCGCCCGCTGCGGCGGCGACTTACGGCGGCACAGATGCCGCAGCGGGTTCCGGATCCAGCGGACTGGGTGCGGCGGGATCGGCGGGATTAGCGGCGGCTTTGTTCGCCGCTCAAGGCGCGATGTACGCCAATGACCCGGTCGGCTCGGCGCACGATCAAGCCAACATGCTGATTGCCTCAATGCCCGAGGGACCCGCCAAAACGGCGATGCAGCAGTGGGTCAAGCAGTACGGCGATCTCAACGGGTACTGGGACTCCATAGGGGCAAACGTGAACATTCCGGGCGGCTCGGCGCAGCCACGCATGCGGACGGGGCAATCATGAACGGCAACGGCTCAAGTTCTTCAGTGACCACCCAAGCCCCGAGCTGGCAGCTCCCGTACCAGCAGACCGGCCTGAATCAGTCGCTCTCTCAATACCAGAACACGCCAACCTTGGTCGCGCCTTTCGCGCCCCAGCAAGAGCAGGCGATTTCCAACATCACGGACATGGCGCAGAACGGCAACCCAGCCGTGAACGCTGCGCAGAACTATGTGACGAATACGCTCGGGGGAAACGTCCAGCAGAACCCCGAACTCAACAACCTGTTTAACTTGGGTGCCAATCAGATCCAACAGCGCATGGACAGCCAGTTCGCCGGCGCCGGGCGCAACGTGGATCAGAATCAGGGGCAGACCGCTCAGGCGCTCGGGGACTTCGCCTCGAATCTCTACGGCAATGCTTTCAACACGGAAGCGGGACTTCAGAACTCCGCGCTCTATGCCGCCCCTTCCGTGCTCAACTCACAATTGGGATTGCAGAACGCACTCTATGGGGCGGGTCAGAACGTCCAGAATCTTGCGCAGCAGTACATCCAGGCGCCGCAGACGAGCCTGAATCAGTATCTGGCACGGGTAAACGGCAACCTCGGATCGACCCAAGCCACGCCTTACAACCCCGTGGCGGGTGCGGTAGGCGGCGGACTCCTCGGCGCTAATCTCGGCAACGCGGTCGGCGGCTATTTCAATAATAGTGGATCCTCGGGCTGGGGCTCGCTGCTCGGCGGCCTCGCGGGGGCCTTCTTAGGGGGTCAGGGATGAGCGCTTCCCCGGACTTCATGACGCAGATCCTGCAGCAAGCGGGACTGCTCAACTCCCAACCGACCCCGCAAGGCGGACTCCTGGGCGCACTCAATGCTCAGTTGGCGCCCTACGGTGGCGCTAGCGGTCTCGGGCTCTCGCTGATGGCCAATCGCTCGGGCGCCACCGCGCCGGGCGCCGCACTCGCGCAGGGGGCTCAGGACGCCCAGCAGTTGCAGTTGAACAACCTGCAGAAGCGCCTGCAGATCGCGCAGATGGCGACTCAGCTCCCGATTATGGCGTTCCGGGCCAAAACGCTAAATGATCTCAACAATCCTCCGGATGCCAGCGCTCAACAGAGCGCATCCGGTGCCGCGCCCCAGAGCGATGCGAGCACCCAGACTGCGCCACTCGCGCCACCCCTGATCCGCAATTACGACACACCCACGCAATTCGCCGCCTCGCAGCAGACGCAGTCTCAGCCGCTCGCCTCCCCCTACGCGCAGCCCATTCAGTTCAATGGGAGGCAGATGAGCGCGCAGGACTATCAGCGCATGCTGATGGCCTTCGGCGAAACACCGGATGTCGCCCAGCAGAAGGCCCGCGCCGAACAGCTCGCGCAGGCTCAAATGCGCATCCGTCCGCAGCTCTCTGTGTTGGACCCGATCATCAGCTCGTCGACCGATCCGGCCTCCATCGTGCAGAACAATGGCCTTGCGCGGCAGGCGTGGCAACTCGGCGCGCAGCAGTACGGCTACACCGCGGCGGATCTCGCAGACCCCGTGAAGGTGCGTCAAGCGCTCGCAGCGGGCCGCAATCTCTTGGCCGCATCGGCAGAACTGCCGGCGATCAATGCGCCTGAGCGGCTCACGGACGAGACGGTGAACGGGGTACCGGGACAGCGTAACCCCGTGACCAACAAGTTTGAGCCGCAGCGCGTCTCGGAAATTGATCAGTACAACTTCGCGCGCAATCAGGGATACAAGGGGACGTTCGAGGATTGGAAGCGGGTTAACAATGCTGCTGTGATCGCGTCGGATCAGTTGAATGGACCCGGCGGGCAGTTGGTCTCCGAAATGCAGCGGCTTGGAATCTCGTTCCCCGGCTCTCGGACACCGGCCGCCCAAGCGGCCTATGCGAACAATTTCATGAAGCGCAACCCAGGACTTTCCCCGGAGGATGCGGCCGAGCAGTTACGCACAGGACAGCTCGATTTCAATGGCTCCAGACGGTCGGTTGCGCAGCTCGCGACTCAATCGGCCGCCGCCAACACCGCAATGCTCAAACTGGAGAAAGACTTCGCTTCGCTTGATCCACTCGTGGCCAAGCTTCCCAACGCTCCCGCGAAGATCAATAGCATTCTCACGAGTCTGAAAAACAATTTCAGCTTCGGCGGTGACAAAGACAGTGCCGCCCTCGTGGGATGGCTCAAGGAATCCGCGGGAGAGTATGCAAAGCTCATTTCGGGAGCTTACGGAGCGGCAGGCGCGGGTGAAACCAACCTCAAGGATGCCATTAGCCAGTTCCAAACCGCATTCACTGAGGGCGGCTATGAGGGCTTGAAGGACGTTGTCACGCAATCGGGTCAGCATCGCCGAGACGCAGCGCGCGAAGGGCTACAAGCCGCTTCCGCTACAGGTGCGGGAGTGGGGCGCGGTCCCACCGCGTCTTCTCAATCGGAACCCCATCCTCCTGCGATCCAGGCACTGCTGGATAAGTACAAGTAAATGGCTGACCTCACCGAAGCCTACGCGGCGCTACAGAAAGCAGACGCCGCCGGGGACACTGCGGGCGCGAAACAGCTCGCGGACTACATCCGCTCTCAGTCCGCACCGAAATACGGCACCGGCAGGAGTTTGGATGTCACCGCCGACGGCCAGACGGTTCCCACCAATTCGCCGCAAGCCAAGGCGGCCATCGACCCCAGCGCCGGCAGCGGCACGCTGCGGCCGTTCGGCTTGGATACCGGTATTCCGCTTTCACAGGGCATGAACCGGTTTCTCGCCGGTGCCGGGAAAGCCGACATGGATCTTCTGCGCGGGGCAGGGCAGTTCGTTCCAACCTATCGCGCACCTTCTCTATCGGGGCTCATCACCGGTGACAAGGGCGGCTTCGGAACGCTCGTCTCCCGTCAGGATGTGGCGAACTCCCGGGCCCTCGATGCGCCGCTGATGAATACCGGTGCTGGGAAGTTCGGGAACCTGACGAGCGGCATTCTGAACACGCTTCCCACGCTCGCCATTCCGGGAGCCAATACGGTGACCGGAGCGGGGCTGCTAGGGGCGGGCATGGGGCTACTGCAGCCTTCTACCAGCACGGGCGAAACGCTCACTAATACGGCCTTAGGCGGTGTATTGAGCGCGGGCGGGCAGTACCTAGGAAACAAGGTCGCGGGGGCGGTTAGCAATCGTCTTGCGGCTCGCCAAGCGGCGGCCAACGCCGAGCAGTCATTGAACAGCGCGCGCGATGCAATCCTCGCGCAAAGCCGTGCAGCGGGCTACGTCGTGCCTCCGACGGCGGTCAATGACAGCGGGCTCGCCACAGCTGCGGAAAGCATCGCGGGGAAGGCGGCCACTCGCCAAGCGGCGGAAGCGAGCAATGCTCGCGTCAGCGATCGACTGGTGGCGGGAGATTTGAACCTTCCCACGAATCAGCCGCTCACCCGTCCAGCGATTCGCAGCGTCATCAAGAATGCCGGCTCGATTTACGGCACAGTTGAGAAGGCCGGCAACATGGCGGCCGATCAGCCGTACATCGACGCCATCGCAAACCTCACGCAGATGGGCGCAGACCTGGAGAAAGCCGCGCCGGGCATCGGCGCACAGGCGAACCAGAAGGTCAAAGACCTCGCCGACTCCCTGCTGCAGCCGAACTTCGACGCGAAGGACGCGGTCGGCCTGTATCGCTTCCTGAACGAGCGCGCCAAGTCCAATTTCAAGGCCGGATTCGGCGGAGACTCTCAAGCGCTCGAGCTCGCCCGCGCTCAACGAGCGGCAGCGGATGCCATGGGCGATCTCATTCAACGCAATCTCACGCCCGATCTCGCCAACGCGTGGCAGGACGCCCGCACCACGATTGCCAAAGGCTACACGGCGTTGGGCGCCCTGAAGGGCAACCACATTGACGCGATCCGCTTGGCCTCACAGTACCGCAAAGATGCACCTCTGACGGGTGGGTTTCAGAAGGTCGCGCAATTCGCGGATCAGTTCGGGGAAGCCTCAAGAGTGCCAAAAAGCGGCGCGGGTGTATCGAAACTCGCGGCCACCATCGGGGGCGGCGGGGCGCTCGGTGCACTGATTGCGGGCCATCCCCTGGGCGCACTCGGGGCGCTCGGTGCCTCGGTTACCCCGTGGGCCGTGCGTAAGGGGATCTTATCAGGCGCAGGGCAGGCGGCCCTGGCGACGCCGAACTATGTGCCCAGCCTCATGGGCACCACTGCGTTGAACGCGCTCGGTCGTGCGGGGCAGTACGGAACTCTGCCGGGACTGGCGGGCACCCGGGCGTTAGTTCAGCCGGCGCAACAGCCGTGATCGCCACTTGGGGGGAACCCGCTTAACAATGAATCGGGCAATCGGCCGAACAATGAGCGCCAAGATCAAGATCGCCGCGAACGGGCGCAGGAGCAGTGACCACAGCCACGGGGGCATATATCAGGGCTTCGGCGCGTCCGAATACCCGGCCGCCTTCGCTTTCTTTACGCAGTCAGCGTGTTCAGCGATCGCAACCGGCGCTCCGATGACTCCGAAGCCCCACTGGTTGCACTGCACCACCTGGCCGCGCTCATTGCGCAGGGTGGTCTTTTCGCTCACGCACCCGGTGAGCATGAGGAAGGATAGAGCGACCCCTATTTTTGTCATAACGCCTCCCGTGGCCTGTTCTGGGGAGAGTCTAGCGTGACCCTCCCGTTACTGGCAAAAAGCCACCCGGATATTCTGACGGCGCAACGCCGAATCGCTGAAACCGTCAACAATATCTTGACGTTTCAGCATGACGACTCGCGCATCCGCACGGCTGCCGAGATCGCAGCCGGGGTTACGCCGGTCAACTATGCCTATGCGCCTTACTTTTTGCTGCGATACGTCCCGACCGACTTTATCCCGAACATTCTCAACGGCACGAGCACGGATGATGTCACGGTCTATCTGCAGGCGTGTTGTGATGCGGCCGCGGCTACGGGCAGACCTCAAGTCGTCACGCTTCCCGGCGGCCTGATCGTCATTTCTTTCTTGAACTTGACCAACACCCGCGACAGTCACACCAAAGCGGCTAACGGATTGGTGATTCAACGGGATGGTCTGATCTTACAGGGGGCCGGTGTTTTCAATACGGTGATCCAGGGATCTCCGGGGAAGAATAAGGCCATCATTGAGTGCAGCCAATCTCAGGGGCTGCAGATCCGGGACATTAACCTTGTAGGGGTTTCCGGCCAATGCGGCGCCGGCATTTATACAGGCGTCAGCAGCGTCAATGTCGCCTACAACTCAAACGTTCAGCAAAAGTTCGAACGTCTCTATATCACGATTCCCTCGGATGCGACCGCTAATGGCGGCAACGGGACCGTAGCGTTCTGGAACTTTGGCGGCGAAGACAGCGTGCATACGTCGCAGTGCACCTATACAGCAGACATTTCAACCATATTCACCGCTCACAGCGCTGTTCCCTTCCCGTACTCCTCGCCCGTGAACGCATTGCTGAGCGATCATTCTTGCGGGGACAACCTGGTTTCCGCCTCCTTGTTCTCTTTGGCCAATGGGCCCGCGCTCATCACAACCGATGTCGGGAAGTTCAACTTCGACGGTTTCATCAGCGGCAGCGGAGGGGCTGCGAGCGCGGGTCACCTAATACAAGGTGCGTATGTAGGAGGGAAATTTAGCGCCATTGTCGAAGCCGTTGCGACAGCGCTGGACATACAAGGGACCTTTCAGAGCAGTACCTATAACGTCGAATTGGGAACGGGCGTCTCTGGCAACTGTATTCGACTACGGGACACGAGTGCGATTTTAGGCTCTGAAATTCGCCTGTTCTTGACGCAGTCGGTAACCAAACAGCTCCTTGCCGCCGATGTCGCGACCAACACGACCGTGTCTTCCACTTCGCTCAAGGATGTCTGGTTCCATACCAACCTGGACAAAGCCTATATCCTGAATGGCGATATCCAGTTCACTGGTTCCAAACTCGCCTACATTCTGCCCAATTGCTCGGATGTGCACTTTCGTTCGAGCGACTACGAATACGACATCTTCCAGGATCGGCATGAATTGCGGGTCCCTCAGCAGGTGACCACTCTTACGGGAGGCGCGTCCCCCGGGATATTGCCGTTAGTGAAAGTGGTCACTCCCGCTGCCGGTATTGCCAACCAACAGGGAGTCGGGGCGGTGCTCGAGTTCAACGGACAGTTGAACAGTTCGGCTGCCAATGGGAATTCCTGGGGTGCTCGTATTCAGGAGTTTCTCCCGTTCTATGCAGACTTCAGTACCGCCGCGATTACGTTAGGTACGGCTTCCGGAAGTGTACTAGCGAAGGTCGTTCAGACCCCAGCGTCTTTCGATATCACCTCATGCGGGATCACCGGAACGATTGCCTCGAATGTAATCACAATGTCGATGACGATCGGACGTTCAGGCGCGGCGACCACTAGTATTTTCATGCGCGGGGTGGCCGTTTTGTGGCAGGACTACACTTCAGTCGCGGGGTTATCGCTTGCGCTATGAGATCAATCCCTTGGCATTTGTTCGCGCTCGTGAGCCCAACGCATCAGGCTCCACATGCTAACAGCCCCCACGATGAATCCGACGATAAAGACTGTAATCATGGTCCCTTTCCTGTCGTTTACTCAAGCATAGCACGATGAAGCCCGAGCTAGATGATGATAGCGGGACTTACGATGTCCGAGGCATCCGCCTTACGGAGGAGGAAATCGATTACATCGCCAAGAAGGCCGCCAAGCATGCGTTGGTACAGGTTTACGCCGAAGTCGGACAGTCAGTACTGAAACGGCTCGCGTGGCTCCTGGGCGTGGCGCTGTTGGCACTCCTGATTTATCTCGCGGGCAAGAACGCATTGCCAACGCCATTGACCCCGCCGCACGCGTGAAATCCCCGCTTCCCTACAGCCGTCCGCTGAGTCCCCGCGAGGTCGCGGAATGGTTCGCGCGCGTTAACGAGTGTCGCAAGCAGAAGTTGAAGGAACGCAAACGATGAGTGCCATTGACGCAGCCTTCCCGCGATTACGGACGGAAGAGGGCTTTCGTGCCCATGCCTACCGGGATACGGAGGGGCACTGGACGGTGGGCTATGGCTGGAATATCGACTCCGGCATCAGTCAGCGTGCCGCTGCGGCATTGCTCGCCGCGCAGCTCGAGGAGCTTCACGAGACGCTCGCCGGCTATGCGTGGTACGCGGAGCTGGACGAGATTCGGCAGTCCGTGTGCCTCGATATCGCCTTCAACGATGGGCTCCATGGGCTACTCGCATTTCCCAAGATGATCGAAGCGCTGGGGCGGCAAGCCTGGGTAACTGCGGCTTCCGAATGCCACGTGACCAATCCGGAGCTCGCCGAACGCTACGACCGCCTTTCGAAGATCCTGCTGACGGGAGTTCCTTCATGAACTTTGGTCAAACCGCTAAATCAGTCCTCGCGACTGTCGCCCCGCTGCTCGGCACCGCGATCGGCGGACCTTTCGGAGGGCTCGCCGGGAGCTTGCTCTCCAAGGCCCTCGGTACGAGCGATCCTAAGGCCATGGAAGCGGCGATCACCTCGACCGACCCGGACATCCTCCTGAAGCTGAAACAGGCGGATAACGACTTTCAAGCGCATATGGCGCAGCTGGGAATCGATCAGGAGAAGCTGGCCTTTGATGACACCGCGAACGCCCGAGCTCGTGAGATCGCAGTCAAGGATTCGACCCCACACATTCTGGCCTACGGGGTCACCGCAGGATTCTTCGGAGCACTGACGGCGCTAAACTTCATTCCGATCCCGGCTGAGAACCGCGCCACGATTTACTCGATGGTCGGCAGCTTGGGGACGGTGTGGATTCTCATCATGGGGTACTACTTCGGATCCAGCCGCGGCTCGGACGACAAAACGAAGGCGCTCACCGAGATTGCGAAGCAGCCCTAGTCAACCTGTTCCGCTAGGCTGGCCCTGATCACCGCCGATTCTCTGCGCGGCCTCCCGCTGGAGCCGTAGAACCTTCGTTTGATGATCGACCATCCACTGGATTTGGTCGTTGTTCCATTGGTTCTGAGGAACAGTACTAACCCACTCTGGCCAGACTTCCATTGAGCCGTCAGTGTAGAGCATCATCATAGTTCACCTGTTCCGCTATCCGAGCGTCTCTCGGCCATTTCTTGCTTGCGACGCTCCATTAGCCGCTCTTTCGCCCGTGGAATCGCAGCGAGTTTCCTGCGTAGATGTTCAGGCCGGTAGCGGGCGGCGAACTCCACGCTAATCAGTTCCAACGCCAGGATTGCCAAGGCTTCCTCGACAGGCAGGTTGTCGGCCTGGAACTCGTCACGCAGTTCCTTGAGGACATTGTAAAGCTGAGCATGTGGCCGCTGAACCTGCGGGTCTAGATACGGTGGCGGGACTTGGATCTCTGGTGTATTCATGAACCCTCCGCCATGCGTTCGGCCAGAATCTCACCCGCCACGCGGTTGAACTCCTGAGCGAGTTGCAACGCGAGATCCATTTGCTGATCCCGTGTCAAGTGGGCGGTCTCATGACCATACAGATCTAAGAAATGAGCCACCAACTGTTGAGCGGGAATCATGGTGTACCTGCTGATCGACTCACCGGTGCTATCTCGAAATCGGCTAGCGAATTCGCGCGAGTACGCCTGTACTCGTTCCAGTGCTTGCACTTCGGGCATGGGGCGTAGAACTCGCTACAGTCGATATAGGAGACCATCTCGCACGACAACTCCTGTCTGCAGTCCTTCGTCTGCCATCCGCCCCGAGTACCGCCGAGGTCAAATCCGCACTTTACGCACTTCACCTCGTCGGGAACCGTTACCCAGTTGAACATACCCATATGCGTTAGTCGTCTTTGTCCGGACTTCTCTCGTGGCAGCGATGATCCGCAGGTTTCGTACAACGCCACTTAACGCCGTTGAGCGAGACGGTGTCGCCGCAGACCCCAAGCGAATCGGGCGTTTCCACTGGATGCCGCTCAAGCGCTTTGGACGCAATCAACTGGCCCACGAGGCGACTTTGCTATTGTGCATCTCAAGCGGGGGTCCTATAGCGATGAGTTTCAGAGCATCGCGCAATCCATCCTCCAAACGCGGGTGACTGGCCTCAATCTGAGTGAGTCCGCCCCCTCCCGACACCTCGGGTGCCTGGTTGCCCGAGTTACCACCTCGGTTTGGTCCTCCGGCAGCGGAAGGGGGCGAAGCTACAGTCGTTCCGTTCGCTCCTGAACCTCCAGAGCTTCGTGCATCGGGCATCACCTCCTTGAGACAAGACGATTTCTCCGATGGACACTGCGGCCAGTGCTGAGCCCCACAGCGCGGGCAGTCGGGGATAGAAGCGGGATCGAAGGCCGGGCGGATATGCACGAAGTTCTCGTCCTCGGTCATTACCATCGGCCCCAGCGCGACTTCAGCCCACGGTTCGCCATCAGCGGAACCTGACTTCCAGACAACACCAGAGAGAGGCGATTCCGGTTCGTCCGGTGCCATTCGGAACAACTCGCCGCATAGACTACACGCCCACCGAGTGCCGAGCTTCATCAAGTGATCGTGAATGCAGTCCTGTTTTATCATGAGCGCGGCCACCATTCGCAATCCGGCGCACCGCTCGTGCGAATCTGATGTAACCCGCATTCGGTGCAATGCCGATATTCCTTTGGAGGAGCGGGCGGCAGGTATTCGACTCGATCAAGCTGCCACCAATGGACGACATTGCCGTCCATATCTC